GTCCGAGTTTGGGACGCAGCCGTCCCCGTGGGAATGCATTCGGCCGGAAGACGGCACGAGCGACATCCATGTTGCGAAAGATGTTGAACTCCTCAGGCAGACCTTCAGCGTTCACGAGGTTGCGCCTCGCCTCAGCTTCGTCCTGATCGGTGTAGCCGTGAGCCGGAGGTTGCGTCGGATTGCGTTGAGCCTGGATCTGCCTTCCGGCTTTGATCTTGATGTAGTCGAGGGCAGTCGCCGGGAGCTCGTCGAGTTCAAGGTAGACGAACAGGTCGAGATAGGCCTTGCCTTCGGGGAGAGCCTCGGGGTCGAACGTAGTCGTGTCTTCCGAGACGTTATACATGAGCCCGCCTCGATGAGCCATGTCGACAGTTCGGGCCATTGCTGCCGTCGCTGCCTTCTTAGCGACGAGGGTGTTCTCAGGGAGAACGAGCTCATCGTCGTCATTCGGTTCGATCTCGACGTTGCGACGAATGTTGAACTTCCATCCCTCCGATTGAACCTTCCGGCTCACATCACGGAGGACCTTGTTGACCATCTGTTGATCGGGGAAGTTCTCAAGGTAGTCGGTGTCTTCGAGGAGACCTTCGGCGTCGATGAGGTTCGCATAGGCAGTGTCCTCGTCCTTCTGTCCGAATCCTGAGAGCTCGGTGTTGCCGATGGTCTGTTCCTGGAAGCGTCGGCCTGCCACGATGAACACGTAGCGCCGTGCCGTCTCAGGCATGTCTTCGAAGTCGAGAGCTCGAACGATGTCGACCTGTACCGGATCTGAAAATGTTGCAGTGTTGTTAACTCGATCCCACAGGTTGCCGTGCCTGTGCGCAATGTCCATGTCCCGCTGTTCTTCGGTGCGGGACTTCTTAACCCTGAGGGCGTCTGAAGGGACCGCAATGTTGCCCGCAGTGGGCGTCAGGGTCACGAGGCGGTCGGTGTTGAAGTGCCATCCTTTTGATTGAACGTCCTTCGCTACGAGCCGGATGAGATTGACGGCCATCTCCACATCAGCACGCTCGATAGGATCTGCGTCGAGATCCTCTTGCTCTATGGGCGATACGCCATTAATCGCCAACATCGCATTGACCGCTTCAAGTTCGGTAGTCGGAGTGAGGCTATTAATAGCCATATCAGTTATGTCCTTTTAAGAAGTGCAAAAGAACCGAGAGACCACTTTTCAGTGATCTCCCGGTATCTTGTCCTGCCTCACGTAGAGACAGGGAGGGAACTAGCTGGAGGCAGCCGAGCTCAGTTCGACGGAGCATTCGGGACGCAGAATCCCGTGACCCATCGAATACTTCGACACGATCAGCCATCCCTGATGCCACGCGGAGTACTCCAGTTCAACCTGGAGATCCATGAGCTTCACGGTGCCGACTGCGTCGGTGTGCAGGCAGACTCCAACGGTGTTGCTGAAGTCGCCCTGATAAGCCGTAGGGCCGCTTGCAATGTTCGTGCTCGGGATCTGATTCGACTTGACGAGCGTGAAGCCCGCAAGTTCGTAGACCTTACCTGTCGCAACAGAGCCGTTCGCCGTCACATAGTCACGGTCGATAGCCGTCAGGCCTTTGATGATCTTTGCGAACTGAGCCGGACGGAGGAACGCATAGCGGTCGTCCTCTGGCACGTTCTTCTCATCCATCGCAACCTGAGCATCGAACAGCTTCGAGAAGACGCTGTCCTGATCTTCGGGATCAGTCGAATCCGCATCAACGTCTTCGAGCACGAGTCCGGCCGAGCCGCCTGAAATCAGTGCAGAGCTTCGAGCCGCCAGGATAGCAACCTGGGCAACGTTCCGATCCAGCTTGCGGGCCAGCGTGCGGCCGACTTCGCGGGTGTAGCGGGAACGAACGTCGTAATGATTCATCGCTTCGTCGATGTTCGCGATGAAGCGGGGCGCGATCAGAAGACCGTCAGCCACGATGCTCGTCGCATTGTGCTTCACGGACTTCGGGTCGATCATGGCGCCCGGAGTGTGGTAATAGGCCTCGCCGTCATTACCAAAGATGTCGAACTGTGCAGCATTCGTGCCGACAATCTGTCGCATCGTATGCTTGTCGATGAACTTGGTCTCGTTCTGGAAAACATCCAGAACTTCGCCGGACCACTTCTCGATAAAGAGAGCGGAGGCATCGCCGGAGGCGTTCGCCTGACCAAGGCGAGAAGGGGAAACATCAGGTAGAGCCATTAGAAAGTCCTTTGAGTGAAATGGACTTGGTAATGGGTTGTGGAGCGGTGCAGGCGTTTACACAGAGATTGTCCGACTGATCGGGTCAATGTTTAGTGCGTGACGTTTACACATCCATTCACAAGCACCCCTCTAATGAGAGGTAGTGCGTGAGGAGCAGGGACCACAGTGGTATGTCACTACGTGACTGTTGTGGCCCCTAATATGCAGTTTCCGCTTCAACGGTCCTGCGGCTTCAAACCTCGGTGTAGAAGCACCGAGACAGAACTTAGTCTCCCTGGAGCAGAGCCGGACTCACTTATCTCCAGGGAGGAGGCAGCGGAAGGAGGAGGACCGCTGCGAGCTTTTACCCCCAATGCGGACGAGAACGAGCGAGCTTTGCGTCGATCTCTGCACGGTAGGAAGGGTTAACTTTGTAACGAGGATCTCGAACTGCGTCTTGATACGCCTGACGATTGGAGAAGATGTCTCCCTTCGATCCCGTCGGCTGTTTACCGCCGTTACCGAGGTCAGGGTTCTGACCGAGAGAGGCGTCATACTCGCTCTTGAGTTGAGAGAGCATCGCTTTGATAGCGATCTTATTACCAGACCTGGAGGCTTGATTGAATGCGAGCTTCTGCTCGGGCGTGTAGTTCGCCTTCGCATACTCCATCAGCTTGCCGTACTCGGCTTTACCTCCGACTGACTCGACGACCTCGTTGGTGTCGGCAGCCTGAGCAGCCTTCGCCTTTGCAATAGCGGGCGCCTGAGATGCAAGAAAGGCGTCGATCTGTGCGACCGTGAGGCCTTTCGATAGCATGTCCGCATAGGACTGGCTCGACAGGTGACCGGCAGTTGCGAACTCGGTCGCGTATTTGGTGTGATCCAAGCCCTTCGAGGTCAGTGCTTCGGTTGCGTCTTCAATCGTGAGATTGATTTCGCCGGTTGGCTCCTCGGCCTTCTGTTGCGTTTGCTGTGACTGTGTTTGCTGAGCCGGTTGCTGAGTGCCTGAACCCTGTTTCTTTTCGAGCTCGGAGTAGGCCTTCGTCAATGCGTCAACATTAACAGAGCCGTCAGCGTTCTTGAACTTTGCCGGAACCTCTGTCTTCGGTTCGGCTACGGTCGTTTGTGAGACTGTATTTCCCAAAAGGGATGCTCCTTAGAAGATAGATAGGGCCTCCTAGATTTATGTCAGAGGCCCTTGTGGAATTAGGCAGGCTGTCCTTGCGGAGGCGCCTGTCCTTGCTGTGCTGCGAGTCCGGCTTGTTTCACGATCTCCGGGGCGACACGAGAGTTCGCCATATCGGTCATCGTCTGAGCTTGCTCGATCTGTGTGATCTGCTCAGTAGAACGGAGGAGACCATCGTCGACGTTGATAGCCAGGGCCGTAGCACGGCGTTTCAGATACACAGCGGGGTCAATATATTTACCAATCGATTCAGGACCGAACAGGGAGCCGATGTCTCGAACAAAGGTGTCGAGACGGGCGAGCTCGTGACTGCGTCCTAAGGCCTCAAGTCCAGCGACAATTTGAATCTTTACGCTGTCCTTCGGAAGCATCGGAAGCTTCCCTTGCTTAGCAAGGACTTTGAGTTCACGGTTGACGAGAGGACGGAGAAGCTCGTTCGATTGGATTGAATAGACGCCACCTAAGGTGTCTTCGAGTTCCTGAGCGACGAACCGAATCTCTTCGGCCGTGACTCGCTCCGCCTGACGTTGCACTGCGGTATTGAGGAGGAACGCCAATTCAAGGCGCTTTTCAATAGCGTCGGCTCTTTGATTTGCGAATCCGAGGTCGATGTGCTTCTCGGACTGAAGGAAGAAGATGTCATCCTTTCGAGCCCGAATAATCGAACCGCTGTCTTTTTCGAGATCTTCCGGCTTTGTAACACCGTTAGGGTCTACGCCGATTAAGATTTTGCTGATGGCAGCTGCGCCTTCAGTGAGGGACTGAGAGAGGGACTCAAGGGACTTCAGGTCACCAAGATACTCCTCGACGAAGCTCCGGCCGTAGTTCTCTCCGTCGATCTTTCTCCAACGGATTGCAATGAACTCGGGGGCGTCGATGGGATTGGTGCCTTCGCTACCTTCGACAAGCTGTCCTTTGATCTCCTGATGGATCTTCCAAAGGTTGTCTTCTCGTTTGACGCAGGTGTAGACGCACACGTCGTGCTTCCCGACACCGTACGCTTGGTCCTGGTAGCTGGAAGAGAGCTCGGTCTCGTTCAGACAGGCCTTCTGTTTGTCAGTGAGGTTGTCTTTGTCGACCTGTTCCTTCACGACAATCTTCATTACATCGCCGTTAGCCTGACGGCTGACGATGTACTGTTTGAGATTGAACATCCGGGGAGACTTGTCGGCCGGACGATGAAGGAGGAAGTTGCCGGTCACGATTGCGTGACGGATTCCTTCGAAGACAGGTACACGAATACCTGAGGTCTCAATGCTTGTCTGAGTCTCACGCTCCATCTTCCCGAAGGCAGCGTCAATCTCAGCTTGGAACTCTTTATTCGCCCCCATCTCTGACTTTGTTTTGTCGTCAGCAACGAGACGGAAGACGGAGTAGTTCGGAGGCAGTAGCGCAAGGAGCAGCTTCGAGGCGAGGTTGTTCACGCCACGGCTGCCTACGCTTTGATAAGGCTGATGCACTTCAGACGAGGAACTGTCCCCGTCAGGCATCATGATCGACTGAATTGTGAGAAGGGCACACTCTTCGGCCCGCTGTTCGTATGGAGACCTGTCGCCCAACATGCGCTCATAGAACGCAGAGGCGGAGTTCTCCTCATAGCTGTACTTCATGAGCTCCTTACGAGATCAACGGAATCCGAAGCGGAGCCGCCCCAGGCCGTATGAATGGATTAGTCGGCTCGGGAGCCAGTTCAAGCCTTTCGGCATGTCTTGCTTCCGGCCCTGGGGACGGAGCAGGGAGAGTAGGGATCGAGAGAGAATAGGCCTGGAGGAATTGACGAGCCATGTCTTGGCGCATCATCCAGGCCTTACGAAAGTTACCTTGCAGAGCCCAATGAGTAGGGATCGGTCGATTCAAAAACTCTTGAGCTTCCAGTGCCGAGGTAAACGGATCAATTCTGTTTTCTAACATCGGAATCGAGAAGCTCCTTCGCGGTATTGGCTACTCCTCGTGCCCGTTCATGTTCCCGTTTGAGGAACTCGATGATGTCTCTCTGACCGGCTCTGAAGAAGATTTGACGCTCCGTATCGGTGACCCTCGGGTTCGACATTGGGAAGCGTCTGTCCAATTCAGTGATAAGTGCGTCAGGAATGAGCAGGATAGGATCAGGAGGAGGCGTTTTCATGCTGTTTTCTGGCTTCTATATGCTCG